GCCACGTTCGGTCTGGCCGTCTACTCAAACGTCCAGAACCTCCGCCCACCTGGAGTCGTCGTCGACCCGCCGACCATCCGGTCGATGTCACCAAACCTCGTCGAGTTATCGTTCCAAATCTCAGTCGTCGCCGCACCACCTGGAGACCTCCGAGCCCTCCGAGCGATCCTCGCCGACGCCGACACCATCATCGAGAACCTCACCGAGGCATCGTCCCTCACCGCTACCGCCGGCGTCTACGCTGTCGGTAACCAAGAACTACCCACCTATCAACTACTCGCCGTCATCACCTACAGGAGATAACCATGGCAACTGTCCAAACCGGCCGCACTCTCGACGTCACGATCGACTCTGTGGACTACTCGGCCCAGGTGGCCGAGGTCACGCTCGTCCCGAACGAGACCGTCGACCAGTACGTCACCCTCACAACGACCACCGCGGTCCGTCAACCGACCACGTGGACTCTGAACGTCCGCGCATACCAGGACTGGGGCGAGGTCGGCTCGTTCTGTGACGCGATGTGGACTGCCGCCGCGACCGGCTCCGCCGTCTCGTTCTCAATGGGCATCGCCGGATCCGAAACGCTGTCCGGCGACATCATCCCCGTCTACCCGACGGCCGGTGGCCCAGCCGACGGCGTCCTAGAGGTCGATTTCACATTCCAGGTCGACGGCGACATCACCAAGGCCTAAGACAAACCACAAACAAACCGAGAGGAGTAACCGTGGAACTCCGGCTACGAGTCACCCAAAACGGCGAGACATACGAGGTCGTAACGACCCCGCTCAGTCTGATCCGATGGGAACGCCGCACCAAACAGAAAGTGACGGCGCTCACCGACGGAAACATCGGACTAGAAGACCTCGCCGTCATGGCCTACGAGGCGTCCCGCGTCGCCGGCCGACCAGTCCCCGCGAACCTGGACGACTGGCTCGCCAAACTCGACGCAATCGACCCTCTGGGAGACGAAACGCCGGACCCTACCCAGCCGGCTCCGTCGGACGACTAGTCGCCGGCGTGGCCATCGCGACCGGTATCCCACCGGCCGCACTCCTCGACGATTCGGCGATGCTTTACACCATCGTCGATGTCCTCCATGAGAGGAACAGAGAGGCACAGAGGCACCAATAATGGCGAGACTGAAGATCGACGGAGAGGTAAACGGAGTACCGGAAACGCTCCGCGCTCTCCGACGCATCGACCCAGATCTCCGCCGTGAGGTACCGGACCGAATCAAAAACGCCGAGGAGGTCCGCGGCCTCGTCCAAGCAATCAGAAACAAACAACCAGGGTCGCCACCGGTGTCCGGTTGGGCACGCTGGAAATCGACGCGCTACGGCGCTACCAAGGCGATCCGCTGGCAACCTGGCAACATCCGCCGACAGATAAACGTCCAATTTCGAGGCACCCGCCCACGTGGCGCACCGGCCGGCTCCTGGCCTGTCCTCCGCATCCGCTCGACCCACGGCGCACAAGCGGCTTTCGAGATGATGGGACGCCAATCAGAGGGCAAAACAGACAGCGGCGAGATTCTTATCCGTGCCGTCAGAGCCCGCTACGGTCACGCCTCACGCACTATCTGGCCGACCGTGGAGCAATACGCGAACCGTGTCGAACGAGCCATCGAGGCCTCGTTCCGCGACTACGCTAAAACCGCGAACAAGAAACTCGAACCACAGAGGAGGCGATAACTCATGGCAATCGTCGCGCCAATCGTCTCCACATTCGACTCGCGAGGAGTACGACAAGCCGGACGAGCATTCGACGGGATGCGCCGCCAAGTCGGATCCGCGCTCCGTGCCGCCACCAAGGCCGCGACCGTGTTCGGCGTCGCCGCCTCGGCCGGCATTGTCAAGAGTGTCAGCGCCGCCTCAGATCTAAACGAGGCGATCTCGGCGACCGAGCAGATATTCGGAGACGCCGCCGACGACGTTCTAGCATTCTCCAGGACCGCCGCCAAGTCGATCGGCCAATCCCAGCAGACCGTCCTAGATGCCGCGATGACGTTCGGCACGTTCGGCAAGGCAGCCGGACTAGCCGGCGACGACCTGTCCACATTCACGAACGAGTTCGTGACGCTCGCGTCGGACATTGCGTCATTTAGAAACGCCGCCCCCGAGGAGGTCATCGAGGCGATCGGCGCCGGTCTCCGAGGGGAGAGCGAACCTCTCCGCCGTTTCGGCGTCCTCCTCGACGATGCCACTCTGAAAGCCGAGGCGCTCGCCCTCGGCATCTACGACGGCACCGGTGCGCTATCGCAACAGCAGAAGATCCTCGCCGCCGAGGCCGCGATTTACAAACAAACCACCGACGCACAAGGCGATTTCGCTCGCACCTCGGACGGCCTAGCGAACTCGTCGCGCATTCTCCGCGCCCGACTGGACAACGTCACCGCCCAGATCGGACAGGCATTCCTCCCCGCCGCCGTCTCAATCGCGTCCACATTCCTCGACCGCGTTATCCCCGCCGTCGAGGCCGTCGCCGACAAGTTCACCGAGGAGGGAATCATCGGTGTCCTCCGACTGTTTAGAGACTGGATCCGCGAAAACTTTCCGAGTCTCGCGTCCAGCCTGTACGACTGGATCACCGCCGCGGTCCCGCTAGCCGTCACACAACTCGGAAAATGGATCGCCGGCATCGCGACATGGATCCGCGAGAACTACCAAACCATGGTCGATGCGTTCCTAGAGTTCGCCGGCGCTACCTGGTCATGGATCACCGATGATGTCATTCCCGAACTCGGAAAATGGATCAAAGGGATCGCCGACTGGATCATCGAGAACAAGGAGGAAATGGCGAACGCATTCGCGGCGTTCACCTCCGCCACTTGGGACTGGCTCACCGCCGACGTCATCCCAGAAATCTCGAAATGGATCGAGGCGATCGCCGAATGGATCAAAACAGACGGACGACCCGCAATGTCCGAGGCGTTCATGGGTCTCCGCGGCGCTCTCGTCGACTGGATTCTCGGCGCCGAGGCCGACGAAGAAACACAGGAGGCCGTCGGCGGATTCGTCGGCGCTCTCGGGAAACTTATAAAAGAAAGCATTCTTACCTCTGTCGAGTTTAATAATCAGATCTACAACGGCCTACTCGACACATTCGTCGCCGCCGGCGCCCGAGTCGCCAAGGAACTCGGACTCGACGAAGACCTCGCCGACGCATTCGCTAAAAACTGGCGCACAATCCTCTCCGACTCGCTCTCGACCGCCTGGGACAACCTCGTCAAAGCGTGGACATGGTCCACCGACAGCCTCGAAGAAATGTTCGACAGAGCGAAAGAAATCGGGACATACATTGGCGACGGCATCGCCCAAGGCATCCGCGACGCCGCCGGAGCAGTATCCGGCGCCATCGTCGACGCGATACCAGGAGGATCCGCACTCGGCGGCCTCTGGGGATTTCTCACCGGCGCCGCGGATTTCATCGGCATCGGCGGCGGATCAAACGACAGCGGCGCCCAACCATCCGGCTCGTCCTACACCGGCTCACCGTTCTTCATTCCCGCCATGGCCAAAGGCGGCATAGTTAGGAAACCGACGCTAGCGATGATCGGCGAGGCAGGACCCGAGGCCGTAGTCCCACTCAACCGCGGCGGCATGGGCGGCGTCACCATCAACATCAACGGCGCCATAGACCCCGTCACGACCGCCCAGCAGATCCGCGAAATCCTCAACCGCGACGCCTCTAGGTTCGGTCGCGTCACCGTCGTATGAGTTACACCTGGACGATCGTCTACGGATCCACCGACGGCTCGATCGCCGCCGGCACAACGATCACCGACTGGACGATCGACGGTATCACCATCCAACACGGCCGCCGAAACATCGACGAGGTCGCCCGACCATCCGCCGGCCAGTTCGACCTCGTCTGGAACTACACCGGAGCGCCCGCACTCTCGACGTTCTTTATCGGTCTCCGATGGCAGGTCTGGGTCGTTATTGACGGCCACCCAACCGAGCCACAATGCCTATTTGACGGCGCGATAACCGACGTCGTCGCCGGCCGCGATACCGTCTCGATCACCGCCGTGAATCGTGCTCTAGCGGAGGTCGGCCGCCAAACGATCGCGAACCCCTCCGCGATCACCGCGACCTCCTCGTCAGCTTTTACGACGCTCTACAACCTCGGCGACCAAGAGGACCGGCTCGGCGCCGTGTCCGGTTCGACCGCGGTCCGTGTTCCCGCGTTCGACTCCGAGAACCTCCTCGGCGTCCTATCCGAGGTCGCCGCCTCTGAAATCGGCGGATATGTCACCCAGTCGATGCCATGGGGACCGACCGTCGTCGGCAACACCTACGGACCCACCGTCATCACCTCAAACGTCACCAGTCGGAGCCAAACATCCGCCGACATCACATTCACCGGCACCGAAATCGTCGACGCCTGGAGCATCTCACGCCGCGTCGAGGACCTCATCAACCGCGTCACCGTGTTCGGCACCGAAGACGGCACCGATTTCCCCGACGGCTACTGGACCGAGAACTACCAGGACGGAATCGACGAGTACGGTCTCGCCGAACGACAGATAGTCACCCGCATCCGCTACGAGAACGACGCCGAGGCGATCGCCGAGGACAAACTCCAGCGGTACTACGTCAATGGATGGGTCCTAGAAACACTCACAGTCCTATTCGACACGATGACCGCGTCCCGACTGTGGGACGTCATCACCGAACTCGGACCGGACCAACTCATCTCGATCCCCGCCCTATTCGACGGCGCGCCACGCCAGTTCTACATCGAGGGAATCACATTCCAGATCCGACGCAACCAATGGGACGCCGCCCTCTGGATTTCCACCGCCGGATTCTCCCGCGGCGCCCAGAAATGGGAACAGGTCACTCCGTCGCTCACATGGGCCGACGTAGACTCGACCGTGACATGGGCGGATCTCCGCCTAATCGAACTCTAAGGACACCATATGGCCGGAACCACACCAAATAACTCGTGGCCCTATCCAGAGTCATCTGATTTCGTCGCCGACGGCGCCACCGCGATCGAGAACCTCGCCGACGCGATCGACGCCTCTCTGCCCGAATCCAACCTCAAGGTCGACACGGTAAACAACCGAGTCGGTATCAACGACATCACGCCCTCTTACTCGTTAGATGTCACCGGCGACATCAACGCCACCGGTGACATACGGATCGGCGGCGCTCCAATAGTCGCGGGACTGCTGGACACCTCAATAGCCAACGACGTTACCGTTACGACCTCTACTACCGATGTAACGAGCGTCACGTTCACACTGCCATCGACCCGTTATGTGATGATTGCCATCAACATCAGCCAGATTGACACTGTGACCGCCGATACTGGATGCTATTTCCTGGTGCAAGACACGAACGCCGCCGGTAGCCCGAGCAGCACATATCACCGATCGGTAGCAATGTGTCTCAATGGTCTAGCGACCTCCGCGTGCAGTTTCGGCATCCGAACCCTGTCGGCGGGCACTTACACCATGTATCTAGTCGCCAACACAACAACCGGGAGTGTGAAACTCAACGAAATCGGTAGCCAAAACGCCCGAAACTGTCTAGCCGTCGTCGATATGGGGTCCTGACATGATCGTAAACTGTGGAACTGACATCGAAGAACAATCCGTCAACATGAGAAACGCTCGGAACTTGTTTCTCAAAGCTTGCGACTGGACACAACTCCCCGACGCACCACTCACCGACGAACAGCGTGCCGCCTGGGCGACATACCGGCAAGAACTCCGCGACGCGCCATCCACGTGGATACCTGGACCCGAATGGAACGCACCCGACCCGCCGACATGACATACCGTCAGACCGACTACCTCCACGACATGATCGTCCTCATCATCATCCTCGCCGCCATCACCGTCGGCGCCATCATCTCAATCACGGAGAACTAACACCATGAACCTCACCAACCCACCCAAGGCCCTCATAGCCATGGTCGCCATGATCGTCATCGCCGTCCTCATGGTCGCCGACAGCATCGCGAACGAGGCCGGAACCGGAATGCTCGGAACCATCGTCGGCTACGCCGTCGGCAACGGGATCGCCGCCAAGAGCGGAAAGAACGTCGAGCCGATCATCGGCAAGAAAGCCGAATAATGGGACGCCCATACACCGGCACCACCGAGGGCATCAACGCCGGCCGACGCCCAGGCCTAGAGGCACTCGTCCGCGGCATCGAGGAACGCACCGGCGGCCGCGTCTGGGTGAACGGCACCTACCAGGTACGCGCCAAGAGGTCCGTAGGCGGCCGCAACAAAGGTCTCAGCGTTCACGCCACCGGACGCGCCGCCGACCTCTCACGACGCAACCACGGCGGCCACCGAGGATCATCCCGCTCCTACCTAGAGGGCATCATCGACACGCTCGTCAAACACGCCGACGAAATCGGTCTCGAAATGCTCCTCGACTACCAGCCGGCACCACACGGCCGCGGATGGAAATGCGACCGCGACGCATGGGAGAACTACACCCGCCCGACAATCGGCTCCGGCGGGCAGGCATGGGCCGACTGGATCCACATCGAACTCGATCCCGAACACGCCGACTCGACCGACTGGGTCGACGCATTCCTCGCGAACATCGGCACACCACCCGCCGACGAACCGGCCGACGACACGCCGGCCTACCCTGGGCAATCGGTGCGCCGTGGCTCCCGCGCCGCGGCCCGCGTCAAACTTGTCCAGGCGAAACTCGGCGACCTGGGCTACGACGTCGGACCGGTCGATGGCAAGTTCGGACCGATGACCGAGGCCGCCGTCAAGGCCTACCAGGCGGATCACACTGACGTCGTCGGACCCGTCGACGGCATCGTCGGGCCGCGCACCTGGGGCGCGCTGTTCGGATAATCCGCCGATAGGTCACACCGGCCTCCTATGATGGGTCACGTGGTGCGGATAATCCGCATCACGCTCCGACACACATAGGAGGACCGGATGGTCTATCTAGCAACACTCCCACGCCGCCGACGTAACGGATACCGGATGGCGATCCGATGGCCCGATGTCTAATGGGAACTCCACGGGGACGACGTTCGACGGATTTACCGTCAACTACGCGCCGCCGGCCTCGACCCTATGACTGCCCGATGGATCGTGTTCGACCTCACCCGCATCGGCACCTCTGGCGAACGGACCGGATACTGATGATCCGCGCCACCGTCGCTCTCATCGTCACCGTCGGAGGTTTCATCGTTTGGAACCTCGGACCGGTCGAACCTCCCGAAACTACTCCCGCCTACGTCACCGCGCCAGCACCGACACCGGCACCGACAACGTCGACAACTACCACAACGACAGAACCGGCGCCGACTGTGACGACCGCGACCGTCATCCGTGTCACAACCACGGCGTCGACGCTCCCACCGGTCGACACGACCGGCGCTCGATGCTTGGAATGGTGGTCGATGGCGATGGCCGTCGGATGGCCGACCGATCGGCTCCAGGTACTCGACGACATCATCTGGGACGAGTCCCGATG